ATTCCACGTTTCGGGTGTTTGCGCTGAATTGTTCAGGAAATTTTAGGGTTGAGCGAGAGTTTAGCCATACATGCGTACCATCGGCTAAGGTGACCTCTGCCCGTTGTCCGGCAGGGACATGAATGGTTTGCATTTGTTTCTTGTTCGATTGTTGTATCTGCAGTTGTTTGCTTCCCCAAAAGCCGATTAGAAAGATGGCTGCGATTTTTAAGATCTCGGCCATTACCTTCCGTATGGAATAATGTACTTTCTTTACGGAATTTGTCTTATCTGTATTGGCTTGCCAGAGTGAAATGTCATATAATTTGCGTAAAACCAGAAATTCACGCATGTTTTCAGGGCTTTCGTCTAACCATGATGCTATTTTCAGTCTTTCTTTCTCTGAAACCTCTCCTTTTATGTATCGTTGTAGTAATTCCTTCATGGTATCTATTAATTTCGCTTTATAAATAATAAACGATGCTGCAAGATAGATCCCTAGTGGAAAAACGAGAAAAGTCAAGAAAAAAGAAAATAGAATAAGGGAAGATAATCTTTTAGATTGATACGTAATATTTTTAAAGTCTTGGTAATGTGGTATTCTACTCCTTTTACGGAGAGGTTGGTTTCTATAGCGATTTCTTTCACTGTTTTGTTTTCGAAACGACTCATCTCGAATATCCTGCGAGTTTGTTCGGGCAATGATTGTAGGGTGCGCTGAAGGATTGTGCGTATCTCTTCCCGGAAAATTTCTTCTGGATCACAAGCCTCTAAAGTGGATATGCGGATACTTAGTTCTCGCTTTTTTATTTCTTCTAGATTTTCGATCGCAGCATCATGTACAGCTTTATGGCGTAAGTAGTCGAGAGCTTTATTTCTCAAGATTGAAAGTAAAAGAGCTTCTGTCGCTTCTCCTTTTTGGGTGGAGATCAGTCTCCAATACTTCACAAGAGAATCGGATACGATATCTTCTGCTATCATATCATCATGTACGTATGATTTAGCGAACATGAACGATCGTTGATAGTTTCGTTCGTAAATAATGTTAAAATTGTCTTTTGCCATTATAAGCTGAGTAATAAAAATAAGATTACATGACTTCTGGAGTAAAACTAAGTTCTTCAAAGTTCCCTAGGAACACTGAATATTAATCTTTAAACATTTGATATTATGGGTTTTAAGCGTTACAAATTAACAATTTCTCTTTCTTCGGTAGAAAATCCGGTAGAAATTGAGTTTTATAGTCTTGCTTCCCGGGTTTACAGGAACGTCCAGCGTTTCGTGAATCGTTATAACTCGGATGATATTAATTACTACACAATCCGTTCGTTATGAGTATTATTGGTGGCATAATTTCTGGCGTTGGCTCTCTTCTTGGCGGTCTTGGTTCTTCCGCTATGAATAACAAGGCGGTACAAGATACCAACAAGGCTAACATGGAGATTGCAAAGTATCAAGCGCAATGGCAACAACAAGAAAACGAGAAAGCATACCAGCGTTCTCTAAATATGTGGAACTTGCAAAATGAATACAATTCTCCAACTCAACAAATGGCTCGTATTCGTGCCGCTGGGCTTAATCCTAACCTCGTCTATGGCAACGGTGTTACTGGCAATAGCTCTGGTTCAACTCCGCAATATGAACCTGCTAAATTCAACGCTCCGACTATGCAAGCTTACCGAGGTTGGAATCTTGGCATTTCTGATGCTATTTCCCAGTTTCTTGCTTATCGTACTGTTAAGGCGCAAGTTGATAACATGGAAGCGCAAAATAGTCTCATTCGTCAACAAACGGCTACAGAGGCTACGAAGCAAGCGAATATAGCTGCTTCTACGTCTCGCTCCGAGTTTGATCTGAATATGGCGAAAGAACTCAAGGATGTTTCTGTTTCGTCTGCTATTGCTGATATGAATCAAAAACAAGCTGGTGCCGCTCAAGGCTGGACAAAAGCTAATCGTGAGGTTATTCAATATGAGCTTGATAAGGCTTTGTTTGATAATAAGATTAAGTTGAGTAATCAAGAATATTTAAGGGTTCTTCAATCTGTTCGTCAACTTCAGCAAGATAATGATATTAATGCTTTTCGCAATGAAATGGAAAGAGTTACAGGTAAAAGTTCGTTTGCTACGGATATGCTTCGTCGTTTAATTATGGCTTTACGTCCTTCTGCAAATGATCGTTTGTTTAATCCCAAATAATTTACATTATGAGAAGAAGAAGAAGAGGTTTTCTCGGTCGTTCCCGTAAACGCCGTATTCGTAGTTATCGTTTAAGTAGAGGAGGTATAAGATTATGAAACCGTTCTGGAAAGTATTTATTCAAGTAGCGTTAGCGTTGATAGACGCTATTCAATCAGTGTTTGGCAAGGATGATGATACACCTAAAGCGTTAAAATCATGAGAAGAAGAAGATTTGGCCGTCGTGCTCGCCGCCTCGGTCGTATGAAACGTTTCGCTCGTAGGTTTAGATAATGGAGTGTCTTCATCGTATTCACTTACCCGACCGTGGCGCCGTTCCCTGCGGTCGGTGCGTGAACTGTCGGAAAAATAAGCGTCAATCATGGGTTTATCGATTGCAGGCCGAGGCAGATGAGTATCCTTTCTCTTTGTTCGTTACCCTTACCTATGATGATGAGCATATGCCTACCGCCATGATCGGTGAGGATTTGTTCAAGTCCACGGTTGGCGTTGTATCTAAACGTGATATTCAGTTGTTTATGAAGCGTCTTCGTAAGAAGTATGATCAATACCGTTTGCGTTACTTCTTGACCTCTGAATATGGTTCCCAAGGTGGTCGCCCGCATTATCACATGATATTGTTCGGCTTCCCTTTTACTGGTAAGCATGGTGGCGATCTTCTCGCCGAGTGTTGGAAGAATGGCTTTGTGCAGGCCCATCCGCTTACTACGAAAGAGATCGCTTACGTTACGAAGTACATGTATGAGAAAAGTATGGTTCCCGATATCCTTAAAGATGTAAAGGAATACCAGCCTTTTATGTTGTGTTCCCGGATTCCCGGAATCGGCTATCATTTCTTACGTGAGCAAATATTGGATTTCTACCGTCTTCATCCCCGTGATTACGTCCGGGCTTTCAATGGTATGCGAATGGCTATGCCTCGCTACTATGCCGATAAGCTTTACGATGATGATATGAAGGAATACCTAAAAGAGCTTCGTGAGGCTTTCTTTATCAATCAGATGCAGCAAGAATGGCATCATTATATTAACACGAGTCCCCGGTTGCGTTATATCGCCGATCAGCTTGAGACAGAGAGTAAGCTGGATTATGAGAGACGTGCCGAGGAAAAATTAAAATTAAAGTAATGGCTAATATTTTTAATTCCGTTAAATTAAAACGTCCTAGACGTAATGTTTTTAATCTTTCTTATGAGAATAAGTTAACAGCGAACGCTGGCGAGTTGGTTCCTATCATGTGTAAACCTGTCGTACCCGGTGATAAGTTCCGTGTCAATACGGAAATGCTGGTTCGTTTGGCTCCGCTGGTCGCTCCCATGATGCATCGAGTGGATGTGTTCACTCATTATTTCTTTGTTCCCAATCGCCTCCTTTGGAATCAATGGGAGGATTTTATTACGAAAGGTGTTGATGGTACTGATACGCCTGTCTTTCCAAAGATTGCCCTTCGTCCCGATTGGGTGAATCCTACGTCGGCCGCCGTTTTATTGGATGATGGCTCACTATGGGATTATCTAGGATTACCGACTATTGGTGGTTTTAATAATGTAGCTTTTCCGAATCGTTCTCCTAACAGCGTTATGCCTCCCGTCGGATATCAGGTGTCTGCCCTTCCTTTCCGTGCGTATCAATTGATTTATAACGAGTATTATCGAGATCAGAATTTAACGAAACCTATTGAGTTTTCTTTGAATAGCGGTATTGTTCTTAGTGCTGATGAGGTTACAAGGTTATTGACCCTTCGCCGTCGCACGTGGGAAAAAGACTATTTTACCTCTGCTCTTCCTTGGGTGCAACGTGGTCCCGAGGTTACCGTGCCTATTCAAGGTTCTGGAGGTAATTTGGATGTAACTTAAAAAAATGATGCTCATGCTGACACGTATCGTATGC